GACTAATAATGCTCCAAAATATCGAATCTCTATAACTGCTAAAAATGACATAGACTTCGATGAAATACCCTTCTAACTAACGGAAAATACTATGCAATCTGTAATGAAACATCAATTTAGCGAAGTACCTCACGCTAATATACAACGATCTTCTTTCGATAGATCTCACGGCTTCAAAACTACATTTGATGCCGGAAAACTCGTACCAATTCTCGTGGACGAAATCCTACCTGGCGACACAGTTAACTTAAACATGACGGGCTTTGCCCGTATGGCAACTCCAATCTTTCCTGTAATGGACAACGCATTCATGGACACGCATTTCTTTGCTGTTCCTGTGCGTTTACTATGGGACAATTGGCAAAAATTCAATGGTGAACAAACCAATCCAGGCGATTCAATCGACTACACAATCCCAACAATGACTTCTCCAGCCGGAGGCTATGACAATGAGTCATTATCTGATTACTTCGGAATCCCTACTCAAGTCGCAGGACTTGAACACTCATCTTTATGGCATCGTGCCTATAACTTGATCTTTAACGAATGGTATCGTGATCAAAACTTACAAGACTCTGTAACTACTTCTACATCTGATGGTCCAGATACTTCAACAGACTATGTAATCCAAAGACGTGGAAAACGTCATGATTACTTTACTTCATGTCTACCGTGGCCACAAAAAGGCGATGCCGTAAATTTACCTTTAGGAGAGAAAGCGTATGTCAAATGGGATTCATTTACTGATGGATTACCTGAAGACAAATATGCTGCTGCTTTCCAAGCTTCTGGTCATGGAGTATTAAATTACAGCTCAACATTGGCATCAAATGGATTTAATTTGCCTAATGCAGAATATCAAAATATGTATGCTGATTTGACTTCTGCAACTTCAGCAACAATTAACCAACTTCGTGAAAGCTTTGCTATTCAACACTTACTAGAAAAAACCGCTCGTGCCGGTTCTCGCTATACTGAAATCATCAAAGGACACTTTGGCGTAACTTCTCCAGATGCCCGCTTACAACGTCCAGAATATCTTGGCGGCGGTTCATCTCCTATTATCGTAACTCCTATTGAACAAACATCTTCTACTGATGCTACTTCTCCTCAAGGTAACTTAGCTGCTATGGCAACTTCTACCCTAAATGGACATGGCTTTACAAAATCCTTTACTGAACACTGCATACTAATCGGACTTGTATCCGTACGTGCTGACCTAACATATCAACAAGGTCTAGATCGCATGTTCTCTCGTTCTACTCGTTATGACTTCTTTTGGCCTTCACTTGCCAATATCGGCGAACAAGCCGTATTAAATAAAGAAATCTATGCCGACGGTACTTCCGCTGATGATGACATCTTCGGCTACCAAGAACGCTGGGCTGAATATAGATACAAGCCCTCAAAAATTACGGGTAAATTCCGTTCAAATGACGCGCAGAGCCTTGATGCATGGCATCTATCCCAAGAATTCGCAAGTCTTCCGACTCTTGGCTCTGACTTTATCGAAGAAAATCCTCCTCTTGATCGTGTGGTTGCAGTACCCTCTGAACCTCACTTCATCTTCGATTCATATATGAGAATGAAATCTGCGCGCCCTATGCCTACTTACTCAGTTCCAGGTTTGGATAAACTGTAATGGGATTAGGTTCATTCCTATCTTCTGCAGGTGGTGGCTCACTTATTGGCAGTCTTGCTACCGGTCTTCTTGGCCGGAGTTCTGCTAAATCTACTAATCGTGAAACTGAGCGTTTATCTTCAACCGCTCATCAACGTGCTACTAAAGACCTCCGTATGGCGGGTCTTAATCCTATCTTATCTGCTACTGGTGGTGCTGGTTCTGGTGCTTCTACTCCCCAGCTAAGAGATCCAATGGAATCTGCTACAAAAGGTGCTTCTCTTGGTGCTTCTTCTGCTCTTGCTTTACGTCGTGCTAATCAAGAAATAAAAAATCTTGAAGCGACTGAGTTATTAACTAAGGAACAAAAGAAAGCTATTAAATATGGTGTACCTGGTAAAACTCTTGGTACTGGTGCTATTGATGAAGTTCTAGGTATAGACGATTCTTCATCTGCCGCTTATGCTCTTGGCGGTGCGGCTTCTGCTTATGGCGCTTCTCAAATGTTTAAAAAAGGCGGCAAAAAAGTAAAAGCTTTTAAAAAAGCTGAAACTAAAACTAAAACAAAAACTAAAAAATCAAAAGGCGGTGGTTGGGATAACTCCCGCCTAAATCGATCTGGTAGAACCAATCGATCTAATATCTTTAGAAAATTCTAAAAGGAAAATACTATGAAAAATAAAACTTTAATTCGCTCCGCTTATGGCGAAAAACAAAAAGTAACAATAACTACCCTAGACGCTCGAGTAGAGCAATGTCATAGGGATGAATGCGACATTAACAAAATAATCGCTAAATACGACCGTACGGGCGTCTTAAACCATGTAAATGACTTCGAGGCTCGCTACGAAGATCTTACTGGTCTGGATTATCAAACAATGCTAAATACTGTGGCTAATGCCAACTCTATGTTCGAAGGCTTGCCGAGTGAAATCCGAAATCAATTTGCTAATGATCCTGCAAATTTCATCTCATTCATGGATGACGAAAATAATAATGAACAAATGTATGAAATGGGCTTAAAACAACGTCCTATTTCTGAACAAATTGTGAGCGAAGGCGAACCCAAAACCGAAGGTTTTGAACAGCCACAAAGTGGCGGAAATGCGCCGCAGGCAAAAGAGGCTGTAAAAACCTCTGAAACCTAATAAAACAACGGCCTGGAGACAGGCCGGCACAGTTACTCACTTGATGTAACTGTGCGGACTGACACCTCTACATGGTGGATGTCCTAAAAAAACACTAAAAATAAATCAAAAAATAATATGCCAATAATCTTAAAAACTGCTCTTAGATATCTTCTAAAATCACTTCTAATTCCTTGGCTAATTAAAAACCTTGATAACTGGACAACGTCCTTAAATAAAAAAATCATTAAACTTCTGGAGAATACAAATGATCAAACGTAAAAAACTTAACTACAAAAAATCTAAAAAAAGCTTTACTAAAACTGCTTCATCAGTACATAAAAAAAACGGTCGCGGTAAACCTATGCGCGGCGGTATCCGACTTTAATATAAATAATGCCTTGCTATCACCCGATGCAAGGATATAGGAGTCGAGCTGATGGAAAAACTATTGTCTTCAACCCCACTCATGGATGGGTTGATCGCCCTCTTACTATTCCTTGTGGCCAATGTGTTGGATGTCGTCTAGAACGATCACGCCAATGGGCTGTGCGCTGTGTACATGAAGCTTCGTTACACGAAGACAACTGCTTCATAACACTAACTTACAATAACGAGAGTCTGCCGGAGGACGGATCTCTCAATAAAAAACACTTCCAAGACTTTATGAAACGTCTTAGGAAAAAATATAAAAATAAAAAAATACGGTACTATCATTGCGGAGAATACGGAGATAAAAACTTCCGACCTCACTACCACGCAATAATCTTTGGTCTCGAATTCGATGACCAGAAACTATTTACCGTAAACAATGGGGAAAAATTATATACCTCTGAAAAACTCGAAAAACTCTGGCCGTTTGGTTTCTCAACAATCGGAACAGTAACATTCGAATCGGCGGCTTATGTCGCCAGGTATGTAATGAAAAAAGTGAATGGAAAGAACGCTAAGAATCATTACGAACGTGTTGATTCTAATACTGGTGAAATATATATTCTTGTGCCTGAGTACAACACAATGTCTCGCCGTCCTGGCATAGCTGCCGGATGGTTCGACAAATACAAAGACGATGTATATCCGTCTGATAATATTCACTTACGCGAAAAAACCTTTCGCCCCCCTAAATTCTATGATAAGATGTATGAACATCTAATGCCTAATGAAATGGAAAAAATCAAAATGCAAAGGATGAAAAACATGCAAAAGCATGCAAAAGATAATACTGCGGAAAGGCTCGCAGTAAAAGAGCAAGTAAAAAATGCTCAATTAAATAAACTAATAAGATCAATCTAGGAGGTCTAACAATGCAACATAAAATCTTTACAATCTTCGACAACAAAGCGGAAGCGTACTTCCCTCCGTTCTATCTACCACAAACGTCTATGGCTATTCGTCAATTTGGCGATATGGTAAATGACGATAATTCACAAATCTCTAAACATCCTTCTGACTATACTTTGTTCGAGCTTGGCGAGTGGAACGACAACACTGCCGAGTTCTTAGAACTCAATAAAAAATCTCTTGGTAATGGTGTGGAGTTCATAAGTAATGAAACAATTACTGAATAAAATTAAAGATCTGTTATTTTCGCAAGAAAATGACGATCAAGAAAAAGCGTTATACTTAACGCAATATATTCACTTATATCATCCGGAGGAATGATGGAATATGATAATAAAAACAAGGGTGCTGTATGGCAACGTGAAACGCCATCATCTAAACACCCTAATCTAACTGGAAAACTTGACGTCGATGGTCAAGAATACTTCATATCTATGTGGGAAAACAAAACCTCGACTAATAACGCTCCAAAATATCGAATCTCTATAACTGCAAAAAATGACATAGACTTCGATGAAATACCTTTCTAACTAACGGAAAATACTATGCAATCTGTAATGAAACATCAATTTAGCGAAGTACCTCACGCTAATATACAACGATCTTCTTTCGATAGATCTCACGGCTTCAAAACTACATTCGATGCCGGAAAACTCGTCCCTATTCTCGTGGACGAAATCCTACCTGGTGACACAGTCAACCTAAACATGACGGGCTTTGCCCGTATGGCAACTCCAATCTTCCCTGTAATGGACAACGCATTTATGGACACGCATTTCTTTGCTGTTCCAGTGCGTCTACTATGGGACAATTGGAAAAAATTCAATGGTGAACAAACCAACCCAGGCGATTCAATCGACTACACAATTCCAACAATGACCTCTCCTGCCGGAGGCTATGACAATGAGTCATTATCCGATTACTTCGGAATCCCTACTCAAGTCGCAGGACTTGAACATTCATCTCTATGGCATCGTGCCTATAATTTGATCTTTAACGAATGGTATCGTGATGAAAACTTACAAGACTCTATAACTACTTCTACATCTGATGGCCCAGACTCACCAACTGACTATGTAATTCAAAGACGTGGAAAACGTCATGATTACTTTACTTCATGTCTACCGTGGCCACAAAAAGGCGATGCCGTAAATTTACCTTTAGGAGAGAAAGCGTATGTCAAATGGGATTCATTTACTGATGGATTACCTGAAGACAAATATGCTGCTGCTTTCCAAGCTTCTGGTCATGGAGTATTAAATTACAGTTCAACATTGGCATCAAATGGATTTAATTTGCCTAATGCAGAATATCAAAATATGTATGCTGATTTAACTTCTGCAACTGCTGCAACAATCAACCAACTACGTGAAAGCTTTGCTATTCAACACTTACTAGAAAAAACTGCTAGAGCTGGCTCTCGCTATACTGAAATCATCAAAGGACACTTTGGTGTAACTTCTCCCGATGCCCGCTTACAACGTCCAGAATATCTTGGCGGCGGCTCATCTCCAATCATCGTAACTCCTATCGAACAAACATCTTCAACAGATGCTACTTCTCCTCAAGGTAACCTTGCTGCTATGGCAACTTCTACCTTAAATGGACATGGCTTTACAAAATCCTTTACTGAACACTGCATACTAATCGGACTTGTTTCCGTACGTGCTGACCTAACATATCAACAAGGTCTTGATCGCATGTTCTCTCGTTCTACTCGCTATGACTTCTTCTGGCCTTCACTTGCTAATATCGGTGAACAAGCCGTATTAAACAAAGAAATCTATGCTGACGGTACTGCCGCTGATGATGACATCTTCGGCTACCAAGAACGCTGGGCTGAATATAGATACAAGCCCTCAAAAATTACGGGTAAATTCCGTTCAAATGACGCGCAGAGCCTTGATGCATGGCATCTATCCCAAGAATTCGCAAGTCTTCCGACTCTTGGCTCTGACTTTATCGAAGAAAATCCTCCTCTTGATCGTGTGGTTGCAGTACCCTCTGAACCTCACTTCATCTTCGATTCATATATGAGAATGAAATCTGCGCGCCCTATGCCTACTTACTCAGTTCCAGGTTTGGATAAACTGTAATGGGATTAGGTTCATTCCTATCTTCTGCAGGTGGTGGCTCACTTATTGGCAGTCTTGCTACCGGTCTTCTTGGCCGGAGTTCTGCTAAATCTACTAATCGTGAAACTGAGCGTTTATCTTCAACCGCTCATCAACGTGCTACTAAAGACCTCCGTATGGCGGGTCTTAATCCTATCTTATCTGCTACTGGTGGTGCTGGTTCTGGTGCTTCTACTCCCCAGCTAAGAGATCCAATGGAATCTGCTACAAAAGGTGCTTCTCTTGGTGCTTCTTCTGCTCTTGCTTTACGTCGTGCTAATCAAGAAATAAAAAATCTTGAAGCGACTGAGTTATTAACTAAGGAACAAAAGAAAGCTATTAAATATGGTGTACCTGGTAAAACTCTTGGTACTGGTGCTATTGATGAAGTTCTAGGTATAGACGATTCTTCATCTGCCGCTTATGCTCTTGGCGGTGCGGCTTCTGCTTATGGCGCTTCTCAAATGTTTAAAAAAGGCGGCAAAAAAGTAAAAGCTTTTAAAAAAGCTGAAACTAAAACTAAAACAAAAACTAAAAAATCAAAAGGCGGTGGTTGGGATAACTCCCGCCTAAATCGATCTGGTAGAACCAATCGATCTAATATCTTTAGAAAATTCTAAAAGGAAAATACTATGAAAAATAAAACTTTAATTCGCTCCGCTTATGGCGAAAAACAAAAAGTAACAATAACTACCCTAGACGCTCGAGTAGAGCAATGTCATAGGGATGAATGCGACATTAACAAAATAATCGCTAAATACGACCGTACGGGCGTCTTAAACCATGTAAATGACTTCGAGGCTCGCTACGAAGATCTTACTGGTCTGGATTATCAAACAATGCTAAATACTGTGGCTAATGCCAACTCTATGTTCGAAGGCTTGCCGAGTGAAATCCGAAATCAATTTGCTAATGATCCTGCAAATTTCATCTCATTCATGGATGACGAAAATAATAATGAACAAATGTATGAAATGGGCTTAAAACAACGTCCTATTTCTGAACAAATTGTGAGCGAAGGCGAACCCAAAACCGAAGGTTTTGAACAGCCACAAAGTGGCGGAAATGCGCCGCAGGCAAAAGAGGCTGTAAAAACCTCTGAAACCTAATAAAACAACGGCCTGGAGACAGGCCGGCACAGTTACTCACTTGATGTAACTGTGCGGACTGACACCTCTACATGGTGGATGTCCTAAAAAAACACTAAAAATAAATCAAAAAATAATATGCCAATAATCTTAAAAACTGCTCTTAGATATCTTCTAAAATCACTTCTAATTCCTTGGCTAATTAAAAACCTTGATAACTGGACAACGTCCTTAAATAAAAAAATCATTAAACTTCTGGAGAATACAAATGATCAAACGTAAAAAACTTAACTACAAAAAATCTAAAAAAAGCTTTACTAAAACTGCTTCATCAGTACATAAAAAAAACGGTCGCGGTAAACCTATGCGCGGCGGTATCCGACTTTAATATAAATAATGCCTTGCTATCACCCGATGCAAGGATATAGGAGTCGAGCTGATGGAAAAACTATTGTCTTCAACCCCACTCATGGATGGGTTGATCGCCCTCTTACTATTCCTTGTGGCCAATGTGTTGGATGTCGTCTAGAACGATCACGCCAATGGGCTGTGCGCTGTGTACATGAAGCTTCGTTACACGAAGACAACTGCTTCATAACACTAACTTACAATAACGAGAGTCTGCCGGAGGACGGATCTCTCAATAAAAAACACTTCCAAGACTTTATGAAACGTCTTAGGAAAAAATATAAAAATAAAAAAATACGGTACTATCATTGCGGAGAATACGGAGATAAAAACTTCCGACCTCACTACCACGCAATAATCTTTGGTCTCGAATTCGATGACCAGAAACTATTTACCGTAAACAATGGGGAAAAATTATATACCTCTGAAAAACTCGAAAAACTCTGGCCGTTTGGTTTCTCAACAATCGGAACAGTAACATTCGAATCGGCGGCTTATGTCGCCAGGTATGTAATGAAAAAAGTGAATGGAAAGAACGCTAAGAATCATTACGAACGTGTTGATTCTAATACTGGTGAAATATATAGTCTTGTGCCTGAGTACAACACAATGTCTCGCCGTCCTGGCATAGCTGCCGGATGGTTCGACAAATATAAAGACGATGTATACCCGTCTGATAATATTCACCTACGCGAAAAAACTTTTCGCCCCCCTAAATTCTATGATAAGATGTACGAACATCTAATGCCTAATGAAATGGAAAAAATCAAAAAGCAAAGGATGATAAACATGCAAAAGCATGCAACTGATAATACTTCGGAGAGACTCGAAGTAAAAGAGCAAGTAAAAAATGCTCAATTAAATAAACTAATAAGATCAATCTAGGAGGTCTAACAATGCAACATAAAATCTTTACAATCTATGACAACAAAGCGGAAGCTTACTTCCCTCCGTTCTATCTACCCCAAAAGTCTATGGCTATTCGCCAATTTGGCGATATGGTAAATGACGAAAATTCACAAATCTCAAAACATCCTGCTGACTATACTCTGTTCGAGCTTGGCGAGTGGAACGACAACACAGCTGAGTTCGTAGAACTTAGCAAAACTTCTCTCGGTAACGGCGTGGAGTTCCTATCAAATGAAGAAATTTGATAACAAAAACAAGGGTGCAATCTGGGAGGCCGATAAGGTCTCCGACAAGCATCCCGATCTAACTGGCTCTATTAATATAGATGGTAATGATTACTTTATCTCTGCATGGGAAAATCATGCCAATACTAATAATGCCCCAAAATATCGTCTATCTGTTACAGCTAAGTCTGACATAGACTTTGACGATATACCTTTCTAACTACTGGATAATAATATGCAATCTGTAATGAAACACCAATTTAGCGAAGTACCACACGCTAATATTCAACGATCTAGCTTTGATAGATCTCACGGCTTTAAAACTACGTTTGATGCCGGAAAACTCGTCCCTATTCTTGTGGACGAAATACTACCTGGTGACACAGTCAACCTAAACATGACGGGCTTTGCCCGTATGGCTACTCCAATCTTCCCAGTAATGGACAACGCATTTATGGACACGCATTTCTTTGCTGTTCCAGTGCGTCTACTATGGGATAATTGGCAAAAATTCAATGGTGAACAAACTAATCCAGGCGATTCAATCGACTTCACAATTCCTACAATGACTTCTCCAGCCGGAGGCTATGACAATGAGTCATTATCCGATTACTTCGGAATCCCAACTCAAGTCGCAGGACTTGAACACTCATCTTTATGGCATCGTGCCTATAATTTGATCTTTAACGAATGGTATCGTGATCAAAATTTACAAGATTCTATAACTACTTCTACATCTGATGGCCCTGATTCTTCAACAGACTATGTAATTCAAAGACGTGGCAAACGTCATGATTACTTTACATCATGTCTACCGTGGCCACAAAAAGGAGACTCGGTATCTTTACCTCTTGGTACTAGTGCTCCCGTTTCTGGTGCTTATGCATTCGATGCTTCAATTAATTCAGATAATTTAATTAATATTTCAGATCCAAATGATTTAAATGTTGCTAAAGGATTAAGCGTTTTCGGTACTAATCTTTATGCAAACTCTACTGTTTCGGGTGATGGTATTCAATTATATGCTGATCTTTCAGATGCTTCTTCTGCAACAATTAACCAACTACGTGAAAGCTTTGCTATTCAACACTTACTAGAAAAAACCGCTCGTGCCGGTTCTCGTTATACTGAAATCATCAAAGGACACTTTGGTGTAACTTCTCCTGATGCCCGCTTACAACGTCCAGAATATCTTGGTGGCGGCTCATCTCCTATTATCGTAACTCCTATCGAACAAACATCTTCAACAGATGGTACTTCTCCTCAAGGTAATCTTGCTGCTATGGCAACTTCTACCTTAAATGGACACGGCTTTACAAAATCCTTCACTGAACATTGCATACTAATCGGACTTGTTTCCGTACGTGCTGACTTAACATATCAACAA